ATATGTATAAAGACATTGAAAAAATAATGAAAACCACAAATGGCAATCATTTTGGTTTTGATGGAATGCAAATAACAGAACTTGCACAATACACAGAGTATCCAGAAGGAGGATTCTATGACTGGCATGTTGATAATGATGTGAACATGGCTCACGAACCACCTGTAAGAAAAATATCTATGACCTGTCTACTTTCACCTGAGTCAGAGTTTGAAGGTGGAGATTTAGAATTAATGTCAGAAGGTAAAATTGCAAAGATAAAACAAGGACACGCAGTGTTTTTTGCATCTTTTATAAGACACAGAGTAAAACCAGTTACACGTGGTAGAAGACAATCTTTGGTAATGTGGTTTGGAGGGACACCGTTTAAATGATGATTAAAGCTGCATACTTTCCAACTGTTGTATATGCTAAAGATGTTAAGTTAGATAATAGGCTTTTTGAAAGAGAAGTTGTTGATTGGTCTAACAAAGATAAAGGTGTGACTAGAACTAATTTAAAAGGTTGGCATAGTCAAACTAACATGCATCAAATACCTGTATTTAAACCTTTAGTAGATGAACTGTATAAAATGATGGGTGAAATTTTTGTAGAAGAATGGTTAGATAGAGAACCTATGATTGGAAACATGTGGGCAAATATAAATCCACCAGGTGGAATGAATAGACCACACTTACATCCCAACAGTCATTTTAGTGGTGTCTATTATATTAAAGCTCCACAGAATTCTGGTAAACTTGTTTTTAATGAACCAAGACCAGGAGCACACATGGTTATGCCTACAAGAAAAGAAGGTAAACCTCCATCACATTTATGGAGAGAAGTTCATATAGATCCTCTTGAAGGTAGAATAGTTATTTTTCCTTCTTGGTTGTGGCATTGTGTTGAACCTAATGAGAGTGATGATATAAGAATATCTGTATCATTTAATTTTATACAGAAAGGATTTAATGTTTAAATATCAAGTCATAAAGAATGCTGTGTCGTATGAGCTAGCTAATTTTATACTTAATTACTTCTTGCTTAAAAGAGATGCAGTAAGTTATATGTATCAAAACAACATACACTCACAGTCCCCGATTCTTGGAACATGGACCGATCAACAGATACCTAATACCTATTCTTGTTATGGTGACTTTGTAATGGATACATTATTAGTTAAGATGTTACCTGTAATGAAAAAAGAAACAGGGTTAGAATTAATACCAACTTACTCGTATGCAAGAGCATATAAAAAAGGTGATGAATTAAAAAGACACAAAGATAGACCTTCTTGTGAAATATCTACAACAGTTAATCTAGGTGGCGATCCTTGGCCTATATTTATAGATCCTACTGGATCTAATAATGTAATAGACGAATACAAAAACATACATAAACCAAACGCTCCAAAAGGTGAGAAAGTCTTGCTTGAAGTAGGAGATATGTTAGTATATAGTGGTTGCGAACTCGAACATTGGCGAGAGCCTTTTGACGGGAACATTTGCGGTCAAGTATTTCTACATTATAATCATGTAAATGGCCCATTTGCTGATAAAAATAAATTTGATGGAAGAGCTAAGTTAGGTCTACCGTCAGGTATATAATAGTATTATAATGGAGCCATATGCTACAAAAATTAGGATTTCAACCTGGATTCAATAAACAGATTACAGAAACCACAGCCGAAGGACAATGGGTTGATGGAGATAATGTAAGGTTTAGATATGGTACGCCTGAAAAAATAGGTGGCTGGGCACAATTAGGTGAGTCTAAACTTACAGGAGCTGCAAGAGCTTTACATCATTTAGTTAACAAGTCTGGTAATAAGTTTGCAATCATAGGTACAAATAGAATTTTATATGCTTACACTGGTGGTATATTTTATGACATTCATCCTATTAAAACTACAACGACATTGTCTAATGCATTTAGTACAACGAATGGTTCAGCAGTTGTTACTCTAACATTCAGCACGGACCACAACATTCAAGAAAATGATATTATTCTTTTAGATAATTTTACAGCTATTACAAATTCTAATTATTCAGCATCAGACTTTGATGATAAAAAATTTATGGTAACATCTGTTCCAACAGGGACAACTTTAACTATTACAATGCCATCTAATGAGACAGGTTCAGGTGCAACTACATCAGGTGGTATTAGAGTTCAACATTATTATCCAGTAGGACCCGCAGAACAATTACCTGGCTTTGGTTGGGGTTTAGCTTCATGGGGTGGAACAGTAACTGGTGAAGCAACAACAACTTTAAATGGAGGTATTAATGCGGTTACAACAACTGTTGTATTAACTGATGCATCTTTATTTCCAACTTCAGGTACGAACTTTGTACAGATAGGTTCAGAAGAAATTTCGTACACAGGTGTTAGTGGTAATACTTTAACTGGAGTTACAAGAGGGGTTAGAAACACAACAGCTGGTACACACTCAAATGGTGCAACAGTAACCAATAGTTCAGACTATATCGCATGGGGTGAAGCAGCATCTGGTGACTTAGTTGTTGATCCAGGTTTATGGTCTATTGATAACTTTGGTGATAAAGTAATTGCACTAATTCATAATGCACAAGTATTTGAATGGGACTCAAATGCAACAAATGCTGTAACCAATAGAGCAACTATTATATCAGGTGCACCAACAGCATCACGTGATATGTTAGTATCTACTCCTGATAGACACTTAGTATTTTTTGGAACAGAAACAACTATTGGAACACCATCCACACAAGATGAAATGTTTATTAGATTTTCAAATCAAGAAGATATTAATACTTATCAACCAACAGCAGTCAATACTGCTGGTACACAAAGACTTGCTGATGGATCTAAAATTACAGGTGCAGTGAGAGGTAGAGATGCGATCTATGTTTGGACTGATACATCTTTATTTACTATGAGATTTATTGGTCAACCATTTACATTTGGTTTTCAACAAGTAGGAACGAACTGTGGTTTGATTGGACAGAACGCTGCATTAGAGGTTGATGGTGCTGCATACTGGATGTCAGAAAATGGTTTCTTTAAATACTCTGGTAACCTCGAGACTATGATTTGTTTAGTAGAAGATTTTGTTTTTGATGATTTAAATACCACAGCTAATCAGTTAATAAACGTTGGATTAAATAATTTGTTTGGTGAAATTACTTGGTTTTATTGTACATCAAGTTCAACAGTTCTTAATAGATGTGTAACATATAATTACCTTGACTCACGTCCTAATAGACCTGTTTGGACAACAGGAACTTTAGCAAGAGGTGCATGGCAAGATTCAGCTGTATTTGGTTTACCACATGCAACTAGTTTTACTGCAAGTGATGATGCATCTTTTGATATAGTTGGAAATACTGAAGGAAGCACAATATATTTTGAACACGAAAAAGGAACTGATGAAGCATTAGCAACTGGTATAAATGTAGTTACATCTAACATTGAATCAGGAGACTTTGATATTACACAAAGAGTTGTTGGTAGTCAGATGACTGGTATTGCTGACTTTCAAGGAGATGGTGAATACATTATGAAGATTAGAAGATTTGTACCTGACTTTTTATCTCAAACAGGAAGTACTCAAATAACTCTACAACTTAGAAACTACCCTAATACTTCTCAAGCAAGTTCACCACTTGGACCCTTTACAATTACCTCATCTACTGATAAGGTAGACACTCGTGCAAGAGCACGAGCTATATCTTTAAAGGTAGCTAATACAGCGGTTAATCAAAGCTGGAAATTAGGTACGTTTAGATTAGATACACAACCTGATGGAAGACGATAATGGCAATAATTAATACTCTATATAATACCAATCCATATCAAGATAAGATTATGGGTGGATTAGAAGGAGATCCACTTACAAATATTTCTAATAAATTTGCAAGATCGGGGCCAGGAATAGATCAAGGATTTATTAATCAATATAATCTTGAACAAAGATATGATCCAATGTTTGATAACGAAGAGTATAAAGAAATACCAGGTTTTAATTTTAAAGATGCACCAATAGAAACTTCATTTTTTAAAAGAATGTCTGATCCAGCTTTTAAACCATATATGAATAATCCCAATAGAGGAATTATTGACAATTTAATTTTATCAAGAGGTAATCCTGATGCAAGTTTAGTGAATAAAACTAAAAATGCTTTTAAAAATATTGCTCAGTTTTTACCCTTTGGAGAAAAATCTATTACGGGATCATTATTGAGAGGAATTACATCTTTGTTACCTGAAAGAGATCCTAGACAAAATGCTGTTGAAGATTTTTATTCTGATCCAAATACTAGAGGACTAATGTCCCAAATACCAGGAATGGATCAATACAACACTGTATCAGGTGGTTTATTAAATATGTTAACAGGTGGTAAAATGGGTGAAGAAACTACTTATGGATTAAGTGGAGCTATTGATAAAAGAATAGCAAGAATACAAAAAACTTTAAAGAAAAAGAAATCAGCTGTTCTTGAACAAAGAATAAAAGATTTACAAGAACTAAAAGCTAGAGAAACAAAAGCCTTAGAAGCTTCTAGGGCTGCTTCAAGATTACAGGATGCAAGAAGAGATGCTATAAATAATCCTAAATCATTATATGATAGTGGTTCAAACTATCGTAGTGTAGATTCATCTGGCAACAAAGTTAGTTCTTCTTCAGCCCAAGGCACTACTACTTTTGATAGTAAGAGTGGAAGAGGCAGAAGAGACTATTAATGGCAAAGATAACCGTAGTATTTACAAGACCCAATAAAGAATACAGACAGCAAGATGCTGATTCTTTAGTTAGAGATTTAGACGGATTGATTGAAAAATTAAACTCAACTTTTCAACAAGATTTAAGAGATGAACAATCAAGATTTACTTGGTTCATGAGCAGTGGAAGTGAAGCATAATGGCTAATAGATATAAGAACGCAAACTTTGATTTAACCACAACGGACGCTACAGATATTTATACTGTACCATCTGAGTCTAGAGCAATTATTCAAAACATTCATACAGCTAATGTTGGATCAGGTAACGTTGAAATTAAAGCTTATGTATATGATACGTCTGCAGGTAGGGCTTATCAGTTTGCAGAACACACTGTAAACTCAGGTAATTCAAAGTCTATATCTGATGGTACAATCATATTAGAAGAAAGCGACAAGTTACAATTACAAGCAGCAACAGCTGATATATTTGAAGGCACAGTATCAATATTAGAATTTGATAGAACATAGGAGAAAAATGCAAGTTATAAAACCAGAGAAAATAATAGAAAAAATAACTAACCTTAAAACAGGTGAGGAATATAAGGACGATAATGAATGGAAATCAAAGGGTGTGCCTGAGACAGACATTCGAAGAGATATAAAAGTTCTTATGCCAAGCCTTGATATTTTTGGAGAAACAAAATAAGATAGATAAATTATGGCAATTTCAAGATCAGATATGAATAGACAACTCTACGATAAAGGTGGAATTATTACTTTAGATCAAGCTAAAGAAATGGCTCCTCCAGGAGAATCACTGGCTTATATTAATCCAGAAGAAGCTGCACTTTTAAAATCATTGGGTGGAGCAGGTGAAGATATTAATGGAACAGGAATTAAGTCATATTTCTTTAAGAAAATTTTTAAAAAGGCAAAGAAGGCTGTAAAGAAAGTTGTTAAAAGTCCTATTGGTAAAATAGCTTTATTAGGTGCTGCAACACTACCTTTTGGTGGACCAGGAGCTGCTTTAAAAGGTTTAGGTGGCCTCTTTGGTAAAAGTGGTGGACTTGGAAAATTATTAGGTGGTATAAAAAATATGGGACTTGGAAAACAGTTAGGTCTTATTGGAGGTATATCAGGTATTGGTGGTCTACTAGCTGCTAAAGAAGCAGAAGAGGAGAAAGAACCAGATTTTTCAGATCTTGATAGAGGTGAAGGAATGGATTTTGATCAAATTCAAAGAGATATTGCAGCATATAGAGGTGGTGGACAAGATGCATCACAAATGGTTGATAAAGGATATAGATTTTTGACACCAAAAAGATTTGCACTTGCAGAAGGTGGAGATATAGAAGGTAGAAAAATGATGCTTGATAATTTAGAAGTAGAAGTTATGCCAGATGAATCTGAAGAAAGAGCTATGCTAGATGCTATGATGAATGACATTGATGAAGTAATGCCTGAAGATAGAAAAAGAGAATTTTATAAATTATTAATACCTCAACTTAGAAGATCAGGTGAAATGTCTGATTCAGAATATAAAGGATTAATGGGTGAATTATTTGGAGAGGGTAAAGCTGAAGGAGGAATCATGAACCTTGGAGGTAATGAAATGGACCTTAGAGGTGGTGGTTTTGTACCATTAGGAGCTAAGGAAAAAGCAGATGATGTACCAGCTAGATTATCTAAAAATGAGTTTGTAATGACAGCAGATGCAGTCAGAGCAGCGGGTGGAGGAAGTGTTGATAAAGGCGCAGATAAGATGTATAGTATGATGAAAAATTTGGAGTCTCAAGTATAATGGCAATAACAGAAACTAGATCATTACCCGCA